TAGAGGCTCCTAGTGAAATCCCATGCCCAAACGGCATAGGCGAGTGTGGGACAGATAACGACTAGAAAGAGGGTCATTTCACCATCTCCTTTAGCTCTGCCTTGATCCGCTTGGCGACGGGACCGCGCCAGCTAGACGCATTGGACAGGAAATAACGAACGATGCTCGAGCAGCTGTCGCTGAAATAGTTGTCAGTGACGTTGTTGCACTGCGTCATGGCGTCGAGGTACGGAACCGCGCCGAAGTAAGGCTTTTTCCAATCGGCTTGGATTTCGTATGCGATGGTTTCGAGGGAACGTGGCATTGCTTGGTTTCCTTGTGTGTCTCGTTTGTAGGGCATTACGGGATACCTGACTAGCTAGCACAAAGTAGCATAGTCAACGCCATTGTTAGTCACTATGTTAGACGGGCAATAGAGGAGTAACGTTATGCCAATATCTCGCAAGCCTCATCCCGTGTTCGAAACGGAAATTATTGAGCGCCGGCCGGATTTCCGGCCGAAGGTTAAGGAGTCTCAGCTAATCACATCGATTCGGCTTCGGCCGGACCTATGGGGCCCGTTCCATGCGGCCGCGAAGGAGCGCGACATAAGCAAGAGCGCTCTTGCTTGCGAAGCAATCGAGCAATGGCTAGACCGCCAGGGGCTCTTAGACTAAGGTAGTAGTTGACTAGGTGACTAGGCTCATATAGAGTCTAGTCACATTCAAAGGAGCAATGCCAATGACTAGAAAATCTTTCGACACGATGCGCCTAGCCCATGACTGGCTTGTGGCCAACGGCTTTACAATGGTTTCGCCGCGACTTTGGACAACGGGAGAAATGAGCGCGACGATTACGATATTCGAAGGACAAGACAGCGTCGTCGTGCGCTTTGAGAGGCTCAAATGACAAACGATCCAAGAGACTATCGCGAGCTCGAGTCCTACGCTTGCGACTATCTTATCGCCGCGCGGCGCCGGAAGCATCTGACGCGCAAGCAAAAATACCAGTCAGCTTTGGCGCACGCCATGCATACGCTGACTGTGGCGCACGTGCACGGGCAATCGATTGATACGCCGCTATTCGTAGTCAATTGCCTTCATAGCCGCATGCGGTATCACGGGCTCTTAGACTAAGGTAGGGGTTGTGCCTAACCTAGTCATTGACTAGGTTAGTCACACACCAAAAGGAGCCTTGCAAATGTCCTCTCTCAAAGCCCGTGCCGCCGCGAAAAAGACCCCTAAGCTGAGCGGCTCTTATTTCAACCTGCTAACGCCCGGCAATCCGAAGACAATCAAAGGACAAAAGAAAGGTTATTTCACTTTCATTCTACACTTTGCGCCGGCCAATCTGTCGGGATATGAAGTGTGCGCGAATCGCACGGCGGTTTGCACTCGCTTGTGCCTTAACATTGCCGGCCGGGGAGGCATTGCGAAGGGTGGATGCCTCACTATGGACCTAATGGCCGTTGGCCGGACAAACAGCGTGCAAGAGGCCCGCAAGCGCCGCACAAGGCTCTATTTCGAAAACAGAGCTCTGTTTATGGCGCTTCTAGTCGCTGACATTAACAAGGCAATCGCATGGTGCGCCCGTCATGATTTCATTCCCGTTTTTCGGCTCAATGGTACGTCTGACATTAGGTGGGAACTTGCCTCGCATGAGGGGCGGCGTCTCATTGCAGATATCTTTTCGGAGATTCAGTTTTATGATTACACTAAATTGACTAACCGGAAGAACATTCCCGCTAACTATCATCTCACGTTCAGCGCCGCCGAAGACAACGCGGCGGAGTGTGAGGAGTGGATGGCCGCCGGCGGCAATGTGGCCATGGTGTTTCGCGACAAGCAGACCGTCGCGCGCTATATCGAGCTCGATATGGACGTTTTCGTAGGGGACGATTCGGACCTTCGCTTTCTAGACCCTACGGGCATTTGCGCGCTATACGCTAAGGGCGGTGTGGCGAAGCGTGATACGGGAGGCTTCGTCCGCGATTAAAGGAGCAATCATGGACCTATCAGCAATGCCAGAGAGCGAGGCGCAACAAATGCGCCTCGCTCTCTATTGGCGTACGCAATGGCGCGTCACGCAAACATTCACGGGAGAAAGGATGCGAGAGACAGAGACCGCGTTCCATCGGCTCAATAGGGCAATGGACGCGGCAGGCATGGCACATTGGCGGCGGCCGATATCGCTAGGGCACGGGAAATGGAAGGATGGTATCTTGTAAAAATGCAAGGAAGGTCTGTCTAGAATGATGGAACGTCGCGTGTGAGGTAGCATGCGGCGTTTTCACACTGACTAACTATGTTATTGCGCAAGAAAACGAGAGTGTGAAGGGAAGGTCTGTCTAATCACTAGAACAAAAGCAGATTGCGAGAGTGCTATGCTAGAACGTCTGCTTATAACAAACCGTTGCTATCTATCTGTTATCTCTCTCTAATATTTATAGAAGGCAGACTAGGCAGACTGGCAGAGAGACAGGGGCTGGAGGTAAGAAAGCGGAAGGCTGAAAACGTGTAACCATGTCTCGATACTGGAAAAACACATCGCCCGGTACATTCCCATGGAAATGCTCTGCCTACAGTCTGCCTGAATGACTAGCGCTTTGCACAAATGCCTAGGCTGACTATCCTAGTCACTATGTCCTAGTCATTCTATGACTAGGACAGGATACTGTCACACTCTCGCTCGCATCCCGCCCGCCCTCCACTCCCTTGGAGTCTAACGAGGATATTATCATTAGTCAACTAGTCATAAGTAGCATTGACTAACATTATTCATAATGTTACCACTAGTGTGGGAGGGGGCTCCTGAGTCTAGTGGCCGTACCATACTAGTGACTAGATGACTAGTCGACTAGGCTACTAGGCTAGTGTCGCCACTAGGTGACTAGTCGTTTGGCCCCCCTTATATTCCTGTAATGTTATAACACCTAGTCATTCTGCCAGTACGAATCACCCTGTAGTGCGATAGCGATACATGACTATTGCGCCAGTCTCAGGCACTTACAGAGCGGCACATCCCGAGGAACCTTATCGACGCCATACATGGTCATGATCATCCGTCCATCCTCGCGTGCCCGAGATACCTCCGCACACCGTGGATCGTGGGCCTTGATCCGGTCTCCGGTGACGACGAAGGTGACATTCAGGTCTTTCGCCATTACATTCCTCCCATGGATGAAGATGATGCCACTCTCGCGGCCTTCCTCGAGCTTCACGCCTACACCCCCGACAACCACATCATCTGTGGCGCCGGAGGCCATCGCGCCATCACCATCGGTCTTTTCCGACGGCTTGCCGGCAGACCTCGTGCCGCTCCCGCAGTATCCGCCCCACTCCCGCTACCCGACGATCCTGCCGATCGATCCCGATCAGGCCCGAAGCGCTCTTTGGCACGCGGCGGGTAACCTCTCCACCGCAGCCCAACTCCTCGCGGTCAGTCCCGCGCGTCTCGCTTCCCTCGTCGCGCGCGATCCCGTTCTCAAACAAGAGCGCGCGCTCGCAAGCGAGCTCTTGATCGACCGCGCTGAACAGGTGATGGCCCAAGAACTGGACGGTGAGAATGCCTCCGATGCGGCACGGTGGATCCTCGATCGGGCCGGGCGGAGCCGGGGCTATGGCAAGGACGCGCCGCCTAATCTATCCTTCGGTGCCGGCACCTCCGGTGCCATCGCGATCAGATGGGAAAGCGAATGAGCGACGAAGGATTCACCTTAGCGACACCGAGCGGCCAACCGTTGACGCACAAGGAAGCCTACGGCAGTCAGCCCCCTTCCGACGTGCATCCGAACGAGGACAAGGTCAGTCATTTGATTCACCTCGAGGATGAAATCCAGTCCCGCCTCGCGCGTGCGGAGCTCGATGATGCACAGCGGGAAGAGATCCGGCTCCTCCTCTCCGACGCCTTCATGCGCTGGCGGAATGCGCTTAAGCCTGCGGGGTAAGGCCATTCTCTCGGCGCTCGCGATCAATCTCGCGCTCTGGGGCATGGTCTTCTGCGTCGCCTGGCGGATCATGCATTAGCCGATCCGTGTTATAGACCTGCCCCCCATCACGGGGCAGGGAGAACAACATGGCAATCTTCGTAGGCACCCTCGGCCCAGACACCATCGACGGCACCGCTCTCGGCGACACCATCTTCGGCCTGGCCGGTGCCGATACTCTCAACGGCCTCGCCGGCCGGGACGTGATCTCGGCGGGCCGGGGCAACGATACCGTTGATGCCGGCGCCGGCAACGATGTCGTTCTCGGCGGTAATGGCGATGATACCGTGCAGGGCGGTCTCGGCAACGATGTCGTTCTCGGTGAGAACGGGAACGACATTCTGTCCGGTGGCTTTGGCGCTGATTTCCTGTTCGGAGGAAATGGACGCGATGCCCTCGATGGGGGCGCGGGCGCTGATCACCTCGATGGGGGCGATGGTCGCGACATTCTCACGGGCGGCCTCGGCCAGGATTTTCTTGAGGGAGGCGACGGCCGGGATACCTTCGATTACAACGCCGTCCTTGACAGCGTTGCGGGGGCGGCTACTCGCGACCACATCGTGGACTTCGAGAGGGGCGATCGCATCGATCTTCGCGATCTCGCCGGCGTTGATCGTTCCGACGTGAGCATCCTGCACGTCGGTGGCAATACGTTCGTGAACGTGAATCTCGATGCCGATCGGGCGCCTGAGTTTCAGATCCAGCTCGATGGCAATGTGAATCTGCGTCAGGTCGATATTCTGGTCTGAAACCCTCTGCGGTTGGCGTGGTTGTCATGGCGGAAAGGACACCGCCATGGCTCACGCTGCCGCAGGCTTCGCCGTCTCGCTCGCGCTTTTCCTCTCCCTCACCACCACCATGGCGTGGCTCTTTGCATAGGCTTCGACACAAGGTCGCCTATCTCCTCCGGCTCTGGGCGTGGAAGATCGATCCACGCCCGGAGCTGCAGGCGTCCCTTGCCGATCTCATTGCGCGCATCGATCCGCAGGACACGCCGGTCCTGACCGATCCCAATTTCGTGCTATGTGATTGGGATGACGGACATCATTTTACCGTACACGCCCCGCCCGTGGTTCAAGCCGATGCATGCCAGTCGGAAGCGGTGGATGTGTACGGTCGCCCATCGCCGGGCTGGAAAGAGCGTCGCCCAGGCGAACCACCTGATAAGGGCGGCCCTGCAGAACCAGCGTGAGTTTCCGCCACCCCGCTACGCCTATGTCGGGCCGTCCTTCTCGCAGACCAAGGACTTGATCTGGTCCTACTTGCAACAATACACGGCGCCGATCCCCGGTATGCGTTTCCTCGAAACCGAGCTCGCGGCGGTGTTTCCGACGGGGGCGCGGATCAGTCTTTACGGAGGCGGGCAGGCCTATGAAAGGGTCAGAGGATTGTACTTGGACGGGGCTGTGCTGGATGAATTTTCGCTCCTCCACCCCGATGCTTTCGATGTCGTGGTCAGGCCCGCCTTGGCTGACTATGGGGGATTCGGGCTCATATCCGGGACGCCCGCCGGTCGCGATCATTTTTACGAGCTATTCGAGAAGGCCAAGAAGAATCCCGACACCTGGGACAGGTTCGTCATCCCCGTAACCGAGACCAGCGCGCTGCATCCCGACGAAGTCGAGGAGATGCGCAGGATGATGACGCCTAATCAATTCGCCCGTGAGCTGTTGTGCAGCTTCGATGCGCCAGTCGAGGGAAGTTACTATGGCGATATCATTGTGGATCTGCAGCGTAAAGGCCAGATTTGTGAGGTGCCTTACGACTCTCGTTCCGGCGTGGTTACGTCCTGGGATATTGGAATGCACGATTTCACAAGCATATGGTTTGCCCAGCGTATCGGGCGAGAGATGCACATCATCGACTTCATACAAGATTCCAATAAGGGTCTGGATTACTACGTCAAGCAATTGCAACTGCGTGGCTACAACTACGTTGGACACATTCTACCCCATGACATCAAGGTGCGCGAACTTGGCACCGGGCGCTCTCGTTACGAAGTGCTCGAGCAGTTGGGACTCGAGGTCACGATTTGCCCAGATCATAAAGTTGACGATGGTATTGCCGGCGTCCGATCGCTCCTCCCCGATTGCTGGTTCAACGAGACCGCCTGCGAACAGGGCCTGATCTCGCTGAAGAGCTATCAGTCGGCGCCGGCGGTCAATCTCGGCACCATGCACGCGCGGCCGCTCAAGAACTGGGCCGGGCACGCGGCTGATTCGATGCGCTATCTGGCCATGGGTCTCGACCTCGTTCTCGGCTGGTCGAGCTCGACGGCGCAGTGGGGCGAGAAATTCCGGCGCTTTCGGGTGCCGAACATCCTGGGGAGGATGCCCCGCTGACTATAGACAATTGTTAAGTTCTAGGCTTATGGTCCCGGCCCATGGCCGTTTCACCGACTCTGCCGGGGATGGATTTCGAAGAAGTCCCGCGCACCGCTCACGCGGATGGCAGGGTTGACGGCTCCGAGTTTCCGGGTCTCTCGAATCCCTCCGGCAAGGCGCCAGGCGATCAGGCCGCCGGCGATTACGAATCGCGCATTCGTGGAATGATCGATGATGCGCGGGAGTTTTGCGCCGAGGTTCTGCTGCCCATTCGTGTGAAGGGCCAGCAGTATTACCTAGGCATGTACCCCGAGGTCGATGACGAGAGCGAAGGCACCTCGACCATCGTCAAGACGGAGGTGAAGGACACGATCCTTCAGATGCTGCCGTCCCTCATGCGAATCTTCACCCGCGATTCGACGGTCAATTTCATCCCGAACAACGAGAAAGGCGCCCAAGCCGCTGAGCAGGCGGAAGATTACCTGCGCTATGTCCTGTTCAACGACAACCCTGGCTACATGATCGTCCAAGACGTGATGAAGGACGCGATGATCAAATCCATGGGCATTGTTACATGGTGGACGGACGACAATCTCGAGATCCTCGAGGAAACCTACGACCGCATGAGCATGGAGCAGCGCCAGTTCATCATCTCGCAGAAGGATGTCGAGGTGGTGAAGATGGAACAGGGCGCGATTCCCGGCCCGCAAGGTGAACTAATCCCGGTTTTCAACCTCGTGATCCGGCGTAACAAGCGGGCCCCGAAGCACATGTGCGCTTCGGTGCCGCCCGACGAGTTTCGGATCAATCGGATGGCGACCTGCGTGAAAGACGCTGCCCTCGTGGGGCGTGAAAGGTTCGCCACCCAGTCGGAATTGGTCAAGAAGGGCGTTGATCGGGCCCTGATCGACCAAAACAGGGATTTTTCGGGCGGCGACATGCGTTTCTCCGAAGAAAGGATGCTTCGGAACCCTGGCGCCGACAGCCCCTTCGGCCGGGACTCGATGGAGCCGCTCGTGCGCTGGGGTGAATATTGGATTCGTGCCGATAAGGATTTGGACGGGATAGCCGAGCTCCGCTACGTTTGCACGATCGGCGATAATCACGACATCGTCCACGATGTGCCGGCCGTCCGCGCCAAGATCGCGATCGCCTGCACGGACCCCGAACCGCACTCGATCGTCGGCCACAGCGTTTCCGAGCTCGTCGCCGATCTGCAGGTCATTGGCTCCAACCTCCTGCGCGGATCCCTCGATTCCATGGCGCAATCGATCTATCCGAGGCTGTGGGGCGTCGAAAATCAGGTGAACTGGGATGATTTGCTCAATACGGCCATTGGTCAACCTATACGGGTAAAATCCCCTGGCGTCATCGGCCAGTTGCAATACGACTTCATCGGCGAGGATGCCTTCTCGATGATGGACCGGCTCGACGGGATTCGAATGGCACGAACCGGCATCACCGAGCAGTCAAAGGGACTTGACCCGAAAGCATTGCAGTCAACGACGGCCCAAGGCGTCGGCATGGTGGTGCAGGGCGCGCAGGAGCGAATCGAGCTAGTCGCGAGAACGATGGCCTCCACGTTCTTTGTGGATTTCATGACCGGCCTTCTGCAAGAGATCACGGACCATCCCTCGCCGGAGCGCGTGGTCGAGCTCCGTGGGACGTATGTGCCTGTGAATCCAAGCCAATTCGATGCGACCATGACCTGCATCCCGAACCCGGCGATCGGGCGCGGATCGGACATGGACCGCTTCATGATGCTCCAGATGGTCCTGGGCGAGATCAAGACGACGATCCAGGCTATGGGCCCGCTGAACCCGCTCTGCGGCCCGGTCGAGTATCGGAACTGCATGACCGACATCCTCGCGATCGGCGGTATGCGCAACGTACAGCGCTACTATAAGCCGATGGGCGAGAAGGAAATGAAGGGTCTCGCTGAGACGCTGCAGCAGAAGGAAGATCCTCAGATGGTCTATGCGAAAGCAGAGGCCGACAAAGTCCGCGCGCAAGTCGTCAAGATACTGACGGATGCTCGCGTGAAGGTCGAGGATTTGACCCAGAAGAACGATCGTGAGCGCGACAAGAACGAAGGCGATCAGCTTCTAAAGGCTGCGGAGCTGATCGGGAAATTCATGATCCCTGATCCCACGGCGTCGTTGCAAGCGCAGTGGGACGTGGAAAGGCAGCCGGCCACCCCTGGGGCTGCTCCTACTCCAGGCGGTGAAGCCGGGCCGCCTTTGCCGGGAGCGGCGGGCGCTGCCCCGTCGGCCGCTCTCGGCGCCCCGAAACCTGGCGGTGAGCCGCCTATGCCGGAGATGCCTCTTGGCCCACCAACTGGACTTCTTGGCGCTGGAGGACCGGGCCAAGCAAGCTGAGAGCTTGCTAGGCCATTCTGTTTTCGGCGACGCCTGTCGCGGGCTGCGCCAGCACTATCTCGAGGCGATCGAGGTCGTGCCACCCGGTGCCACGGAACGACTCGTCTACGAGCATATGAAATTGCGGGTTCTGGCGGAGGTTGTGGCTTCGTTGCAAACCTACGTCAATGACTATAAGTTCGCGTCCAAACGAAAGACCGCAGCATGAGTGAGGGCCCGTCCGGCGTGATGGCGACCGAAGGCGTTTCGGAAGCCACCGAGGCGTTCCAAAGCGCGCTCGATGCCGAGACCCCATCGCGGTCGAAAAGCACACGCGAAGAGAAGCGTGAGCAGAAGCAGTCACTCGAAGATCTCTTTCCGAACCGGCAGATGGATCGCCGGGAGCGGGAAGGAGGCGCCGCCGACGATCCCGACGTTGTGCGGCAACGGCGCCAGGACGATTCCGATGACGAGTCCGATCCCGACGACCCCACCGAGGGCAACGACGAGGATGAGGAGGAGTATGAGGAAGAGGCTCCTGACGAGGAGGAAGAGGGAGAAGAGCCCGAAGGCCAGGAACTCGATCCGAACCTAACTGTCCAAGTGATGATCGATGGTCAGCCCGCAGAGGTGACTATCGAGGAAGCACTGAAGGGCTACATTAGGCAGGAAACTTTTCACAGGCGAATGGGCGAACTGGGGCAGGGCATCCAGCATTTCAATGTCCAGCGCAGTGAATTTCAGCAGACTCTGCACGCGCATGCGCAGCAAGCCGAACTGTTGAAGAGCTTCATCACTGCGGTCATGCCTCAAGAGCCGGATTGGAACGTGCTGTTCAACGCCGATCCGGGCAACGCGGCCCACTTGAAATTTCAGTGGGACACCTTCCAGAAGAAGCTCACGGACGTGCAGCAGATGCATGTCCAGGCGCGGCAGCAAATGCAGCAGATGGAGAATCAACAGCTCCATCAGTTTGCAAATGCGAACCGGACCTGGCTCGCGCAGCAGCATCCCGAATGGAAGTCAGAAAAAACCTGGCGTCGCGACCATGACAGCATGCGTCGGACTGCTAGGGCAGCCGGATATACCGATGCGGAGATCGCTCAACTCTACGACGCACGAGCGGTCACGATACTCTTGAAGGCTGCTGCCCATGACCGGATGATGGCTGCGAAGCCAAAGCCGGTGCGCCAAGGCTACGCTCCGTCGAAACGAAACGGCAGTACCCCCTCTCGGAATCTGCAGAGATCGTTCGAACGAGCTGAGAAGCGTCTCAGCCGCAGTGGTAGTATTAACGATGCCGCCGCTGTATTCGAAAGGATTCTCGACAATGAGGGATAGGTATGGCCAAAGTAGCCAACGCCTTTACGACGTACCAGGCACAGGGTAATAGGGAAGATCTGTCAGATAAGATCTATAACCTTGACCCATTTGACACACCAGTTGTGTCAATGGCAGGCCGTAGAACGGTAAAGAGCCGCCAATTTGATTGGCAAACTGAGAACTTGCCAGTCGTTAATCTCAACAATGCGCAAGAGGAAGGCTTCGAGCTCGCGCGGCACTTGGGCGTGCCAACCGTGAGACGTAGCAACGTTACACAGATCAGCTCGCGCGACGCAACAGTATCCGGTACACAGGAGGCCTCTGATATCGCTGGGAAAAACGGCGAAATGGCGCATCAGATGGCCCTTCAATCGAAGGTTCTAAAGAGCGACATCGAGGCGATCGCCTGTTCCCGTCAGGAGCGGGTGGATGGCAACGATACTGGCCCTCTTGCTCGCCGGACTGAATCCATTACGCACCAGATCGGTCGCGCCACCGATCGGACGGGCACGAAATGGGTCAACGTCATCGGCTTCAAGACCGGCCTGCCGACGCTGGCAACGGACGCCTGGACGGCCGTCGCCGGCGCTTCTCAGGTGGCATTGACCGAGAAGATGCTCGGCGATGCCATGGAGGTCGCCTATGGTAACGGCGCTGAGCCGACAAAGCTTATCGTGCCGCCGGCAATCAAACGGACCATATCGACCTTCAAAGGCCGCGATTCCTCGCAAGTCACGGTCGGTAAAACTGAAGTTGTGGCCACTGTCGATATTATCGCGACAGACTTCGGGCGGATCACTGCTCTACCGTCCCGCTGGATACCGACTGATATTGGCCTCCAACTCGATCCTGAATATCTTGCGATGGCCTTCTTTCGGACGTTCAGACAATATCCGATTGCGAAAGTGGGTGACGCTGAGACTAGAATGATCCTGGCGGAGTGGGGAACTGAAGTCAGAAACGGTATGGCCCATATCGTTTACAATGGAATTAAGCAAGGCAGCGTGATTGGCGGCCCATAATGGGGAAGCTAATCTATCACAGCGCCGACGGGCACGCCCGTCGGACGCTGCACACGGATGAAAGCGGATTCACGCAAGAGACCTCGATCGTCTATCCCGACGACTTCGAGCAGCGGAACCGTGAGCTGGGCGAGACTCAGCAGGGACACATGAAGCTGGTCGCGCGTGGTGTGCCCCTGTTCGTTTGGGAGCAGTCGGAACGCGAGGGTTGGGACGAGAAGCGCTGGGCGCAGTGGCTGAACGATCCTGACAATCGCGCTTTCCGGGTCTGGCAGGGAGCTGTGTGATGGGCGGTACTGGCGGCGGTATTGGAGCCACGACGGGTGGGGGTGGCAACACTTCGACCCTGCCTTCGTGGAACGGCACGTCATGGACTGCGCCGACAGGGGGGCAGACAAACACCCTCGAGGCGGCACCGGCTGGCTGGGATCCAAGCCAGATGATGAATCAATACAATACGGCGAAGTTGGCACAGCCGGGACAGTCGGGAGTGACTCTGCCGTCTTGGATCACGGCGCAGGGCGGGACAATGCCCCAGACTGGTCAGGCCGGCGCGCTGAGCGGTGCGCTTGGGCAGACGCCAACGGGTGAGACGGGCGGCGGCGGTGTCACGCCGCTGCCGGGCTCGCCTGGTGCCTTCCAGCTCGCGGGACCGACGACCGGCGGCCCCGGTACGAATCTGGTCGGCGCGCCGCCGTGGATGCAGGATTTTTACGCGCAGGGTGGTGGCGATCTGAACGCTTATTGGCAGAAGATGGCCGGCCAGGTTAACACGCAGCAGCAACCCGCGAAGCCGGTGCAGACCTTCGCCAAGCCGAAGGTGGCGGCGAAGCCGGTGGTGAAGCCGGCGGTGAAGGCGGCTGTGAAGCCGGCGGTCGATCCGAACGACCCATCGAAATACACGCTGATCCCGATGAATGCGGCGGGCGGCTACAACCAGCCTGGCCTGCAGCAGCCGATGACCGTCTCCGATCAGTGGAACGGTTCATCCTCGCAGCAGATGGCGACGCCGCAGCTCGGTGGTGGTTTCAACGCGCCGCAGGTCATGGGCGGAGCTATCTACACTGATAACAAGGGCGGTTATTTCGCGAAGGATGCGAAGACCGGCAAGATCGTACCGATCGCTGATCCGCGTGCGCTGGCAGCCGCGAAGGGCGTCGGCAAGTCGTTCGGGTATATGTGATGAGCTATCTCACCGACTACTGCGCCACCATTCGCCGCTGGATCGATGACGAGGGCGAATACAGCGACACCGTCGTCACGGAGTGGATCCGCGACGGCGAGGAGCGCATGAACAACGAGCTCCGTTCGGTCGAGCAGATCAGTCGCGAGTATGCGACCTTCGATGACAACTGCTCGCCGCTGCCACCGGACTGGCTCGAGATGATCTACGTGCGGCCGCAGGGCGGCACGCCGCTCGATTACATTACGCCGCACGATTATTGGGGTGAGCGCCCAGCGCCGTCCTTTGTGACGGTGCCGGTCAACACCGGCGAGGTTTTGCCTTTCCCCTATGGCCGCAAGGGCCTCTACACGATCATCGGCCAGACCCTGTTCGTGTGGCCGACGATCGACCCGAACGCCATGACCAAGATCGAGGTCACCTATTTCCGCAAGCTGGTGCCGCTCGGCGACAAGAAGGATGTTGTCTTCGATCGTTACCCCGCGCTCTACCGCAACTGCGTTTTGACGGCGGCGGCGCCGTACGCCTTCGAGGATGAGCGTACGCAGACGTTCGCGGCGCTGGCGACGGCTGGCATCGAGAAGACGAACAACGCTGCCATGTCCGGCCGCTGGTCGGGCTCCCCCATCGCACCGCGCATACGGGGGTTCGGGTAGATGGGGTATCGGTTCGGTGAGCATCGCTACTCAGAGGGACGCTACTCACGCTGGCCGGATTGGTGGCACGATCGTCTGTGCCACGAGGGTGAGTGGGACGATCTAGCTTGCGATCCGAATGGCTGGGCCGACGCCACGCCCGAACCACCATATTTCCCGCTCCTGTGGGAGCCGGTGCCGTCGATCGAAACGGCGTGGGAGTCAAAGCCGCCGGAGACCTTCAACCCCTGGGGTCCGGTCGATCAGCCGGTGAAGCCGCTGCCGACGCCTCCGCCACTGATGCCGATGCCGGTGCGCCATGGCTGATCCACGCACGCCCTATCTCGATCTGACCAAGCCGATCGTCAACGACGAGGCGGGCGAGGATCTGTGGGGCGACAAGCTCAATAGAAATTTTGACTTAATAGACAGCTTTGCGGCGTCCGTGCAGGTCAATGAAGCTCCCGACGACGGAGTCCCGTACGCACGCCAATCGCTCAATTGGACCCCGACGATCGAGAAGGCGACGTTTGATACCGTCACGGGGGACATGCAGGAAGCGATCATTCAGAATGCGACCGACATCGACAACCTCGAGGTTGTGGTTGCCGGTAAGGCGCCGATGATTCATGGCCATGTCATTCCCGATGTGACTGGGCTAGAGGAGGCGCTCGCCAGCAAGGAGCCTGTTATCACCGCTGGTACGTCGGCGCAGTTCTGGCGGGGCGATAAGACGTGGCATCCGATTAGCGATATCAACGGGGCGTACGAACCGAAGATCACCGTCGGCCTGACGACGCAGTATTGGCGCGGCGATAAGACGTGGCAAATCCTCGATAAGGCCGCTGTCGGTCTCGGCAATGTGGACAACACATCCGATGCGTCGAAGCCGATGTCGGGGCCGACAAAGACCTATGTCGATAGCAATCCTGGCGAAGCGCCCAACGACGGGTCGCAGTACGCACGTCAGTCAGCCGCTTGGACGAAGGTAACCGGCGGCGCCTATGTCGCCACGACGCCGCCAGCCGCAACTGATAATTCTTTTTGGTGGAACAATCAGTCAGGTGTTTTGGCGATCCGCTACAACGATGGCAACTCCACAGCCTGGGTGACGTGCTCGACGCCTGGTCCGCCGGGGCCGACAGGCACGCCGATCATTGTTTCCGATACGGCGCCGGTTGGTGCGCCGCTTACGTCTTTGTGGTGGTCGAGCGCACAAGGCGGTTTGTACATCAACTACCTCGACCCATCGGGACCGCCGGCGCAGTGGGTGATGGTGAACGCGGCCGGCATGCCGGAAGCGCCCAAGACCGGCCTGCCGTTCGCGCGCAAGGACGGTGCGTGGTTCGACCTGACGGCGACGCTCGCGGCGAAGGCCGACGTGACGACGGTGACGCCGAAGGCGGACAAGACCTATGTCGATAGCCAGGATGCGCTGAAGGCCAACCTGACCGGCGCAGCGTTTACGGGCGTCGTGACCAACACGACCGAGTTCAGAGCGGCCGGCGCTTATGGCTTCCGTATGACCTACGGCAGCTACGGCTCGGTCTGGTATCAGGACGGCACTAACCTCTATTTGATGCTCACGGCTGCGAATGATCAGAACGGCGGCTTCAACTCCCTGCGGCCGATGTATGTGAATGTGACGAATGGGAACATTCAATTCGCCACGGCCGCTACGTTCAGTAACGCTATCGTCGTCGGATCGAGCACGCACGGCACGGACGGCAACATTTACATGCCGATCTATGGCGACTGGCTGTCGAACGTCATTGGCGGCAAAGCGCCTATCGGCGGTGTCGGCGGCGCGTTCGCTGTCGGCGGTACGCTGACGGTTACCGGGCAGGGTCAGTTCCTCGGGAGCAACCCCCTCTATTCGAACTGGGCTGGTGCGAACACGGTAACGAGCACGGCAAACTGCTACATCAACTCATTCGGCACCTTCCAGCGTACGACATCGTCGGATCGCTACAAGACTGCCATTGAGCCGCTCTCGGACGAATGGGCTGACAAGGTGATGCAGTTGGAGCCGATCTATTACCGGCCGACAGGCACCTCTGACCCGGTTGGCTACACGCGCTACGGTTTCGCTGCGGAGCAATGCTACGCGGTCGATCCGCGTTTCTCGACTTGCGAACCAGCTCCGATCACCGGCTACGACGAGGCCAGCCAGCCAATCTACGGAGAAGACAAACTCGACGTTATCGCTTTTGACCTCAACGCCATCGTCGCGGCCTTGCAGCAAGTGATCAAGCGGCAGGACGCGCGCATTGCAGCCTTGGAGGCCGCCAGTGGCGTATGATTTTCCGGCCGCCCCTACCAACGGACAATCGGTTACCTTCGGCTCCACGACGTGGCAGTGGGACGGCATTGCCTGGCTGATGCAGTCCGGCAATGTCGGCGCGACCGGACCCAAGGGCGACAAGGGCGACAAGGGTGACACGGGTTCGACCGGCCCGCCCGGCCCCATCGGAGAAGCTCCGAACGATGGGCAGCAGTACGCGCGAAAAAATTTAGCCTGGGCGCAGTTCACGATCCCGGCGCCGGCACCGGCTGTCGGCCTCGTGGACATTGGTGACACGGCGCCTGCGTCGCCGCTCGACAAGCAGCTCTATTGGCAGTCCTCGACCGGAAAAATGTACATCCGGTACAATGACGGGAACAGCGCTGCTTGGGTGCAGGTGAACGCCTATCCGACTGGCAACTTCTTGCCGACGACGGGCGGCACGATGACGGGCGATCTGACGATCAGCAAGGCGGGGCCGATATTTGCGCTCGACAAGGCTGCAAGCGCCCAAACCAATAGCATCATGGGCCGGACGGCCGGCAAAGATCGCTGGTGGGTGTATGTCGGCGACGCGACGGCTGAAAGCGGCAGCAATGCAGGCTCCGATTTCGTCATCCATCGTTTCAACGATGCCGGGACTTGGATCGATGGACCGCTCTCCATCAGTCGCGCGACCGGCGTCGTCACGGCGACGGGGCTGCCGCCGACGCCGAAGACGGCAGCTGGCGTTGGGCAGTGGGTGGCTATAGTTCCAGCCATGGGAGCGGCGCTTGTTGTTCCGGCCGGGGGGACGTGGGCTTGGTTTGGGACGGGGTATATCGCCGGGTCCGGGATATGGGCGGCGGCCCTTTTAGGCGGCATCGCGGCCGGTGGTTCAAACGCCCTTGGGGCGCAGGCGAACACTCAATGGAGCGGCGTTTTCTGGAGGATCGCATGATCACCTTCCTCTACAAGCAGCGCCCCGATGGCACTTACGTCATCGAGCACAAGGGCAACCCCTACCACGTCATCGAAGAAGACGAACTCTGGGACCAATGCGTCGAGGAGTATGCGGCGCTCGATGAGGAGCCGCCTGACGAGCCTGAGCCAAAGTCGCCGGAGATGCCCGCAGCGAAGCCCGGCCCGACGCTGGAAGAGCGCGTAGCAGCCTTGGAGAAGCGCAGTGTTTGACTTCCCCGCCTCCCCCACCACAGGCACCGTCAGCAACGGCTATGTCTACGACGGCATCGGCTGGGCCGGCGGGCCGGGCGTGAGTGGGCCGGTGACGGAGCAGTATTTTGTCGTCGCGGGTGGAGGGTCTTACGACATCGCTGTGCCAACGTGGGCGAAGGCGTGTCGCATCGATGGCTTCACCTACGTCACGACGAGCGCGTACATTGGACTGCGTGTCTCTGCGGACGGCACGACCTTCCCAGCCGGCGCATCTGATTATCAGTTTGGCGGACCGACGCATCAGAGTGGATCGGCGGCTTATACTTCGCAGCCGCCGATGGCGTTTCATAACATCCCGCTGACGCAGACGGGTGACAATCCCTCCATCGTGCATAGCTTCACGACCGAGATGGACGTTGTTCGCCCGGCTACGTCTAATGTCTTCTCGTGTCGAAGCTATGCAAAGTCGCTCGATAGTGGTGGGACGACCGGGTGGCGCACATATCATGGCTTTGGCTATGTCGTCGGCACGACGCTTGGAAGCGCTCTTGCTCTCAAGTCTATTCGGATATTCCCAAGCGCCGGGCTCTTTGGTCCCGGCTCCTTCATCCGCGTGAAGTGGATTGGCGACTCAGCCGCCATCCCGCAGAGCAATGCCATCGCTGACGCGCCCAACGACGGCGCGTGGTATCTGCGCCAGTCGGGGGCATGGACGAAGACATCAGCGATGCCACGCCTGTCAGCGAACAAGGGCGCCGGCAACCGTGTGTTGGCCGTTGGCAAGCACGGCATTTACGAAAGCGCTAGCGGTTTCGCCACTAATGTAGGTGGCTGGACGGTGGGGGCTGCGACGGGGCTCACGGGCTACGACATCATCGTGCCGCGCACTGGGCTCTATCACATCGTCAATCGCTCATACAATCAATCGATGATCGCTTCGGCGCGGTTGGATGTGTCTGTCAATGGCGGCGCGATTGGCTGCTTCATTCAGGGCACCGGATCGCTCGATGGCATCATGGAGGCCAGCATCATTTACCCGCTGACGGCAGGCGACAGGCTTGCGTATGAGGTCATGCTTGCCTCTTTCGGGGGCTATCACGGTGTCAACCACACCGAAGTCAAAGCCGTAATGATCGGAAGCCAGTGATGGCAGCGTTCGACTTTCCCGCATCGCCATCGAACGGAGCCATTTACACGGCGAACGGCATCACGTACATCTATGAGTCCGTGAGCCAGACATGGAAGGGCGGGCCGCCGGCTCCGCTGCAAGCGCCGATCACGTTCATCCATATGCCGGCCGGCATGATCTTCCACATGCTCGTCACGACGGTTCCGGCGGGCTGTTTGGAACTGAACGGGCAGGCGGTCAGCCGTTCGACCTATTCCGCGCTCTTCACGCATTACGGCACGGCTTACGGTGTCGGTGACGGCTCGACCACGTTCAACCTGCCCGATATGGACGGTATCGCGCTCGCCGGCCGCGATCCTACACAGAAGCGGATGTCGATCGCCGGTGGCAACGATCTCACGGTGACGGGCAAGTTCGTCGGCGTGCAGGTCCATACGCTGACTCTGGCGCAGATGGCGGCGCACGCGCACACGGCGCCGGATCACTTGCACGTCCAGACGCAGCACTATCACACCCTGGCTGCGCACTCGCACACCATGGCCGATCACACGCACCTTCAGGTCGCGCATATTCATTCGATCCAGTACTCGAATGCGTCCGTTGCAAACAACTCCTATCTGGCTTTTCTCCGGGGGCAGGCTGCGGGCTATTCGACAGGCTTTTCGCAGACTGACGGCGGCGGCAACCTCGCGACCTATATGAACGCGACGCACGGCGGCACGCTCTACACCGGAAGCGGCGGGCCGGCGAACACGGACTGGAGCGCAGTCGGTAATACGGGCGCCGCTGATCGCGTGCTGACAACCGAGAACCAGGGCGGCGGTGCCTTTCACCAGAACACGCAGCCGACGCGGGCCGCCATGTGCCTCGTGACGACAGGAGGACAGTGATGGAGATTCACGTCGATGTCGGCGCGAAGATGGTGGTTAAGGATCGGCAGGCGCGTTGGTGCGCGACGCTGGCGCCGCCGGATAACTGGGCCGCTTTCTACCATTGGACTGAGATGAACCAGGGCATGCGCGAACCCTATCCGCAGTCGGGCCATGCTTTCGAATGGTTCGACAGCGTAGATGAATTGCAATGGGCCGTTGAGGCGTGGGAGGCCGCTGCTCCACCGGATGCGCCATCCCTGGAGGTCGAACTGCAGCCGGAACCGCCGCCCCCGGAGGAGACACCCCCAAATCCCATGCCGCCGCCGGAATCCCCGCCCCCTGATTTGAGCGGGGCACCATGAGCGTCGCCATACAGGAGACGACGTATATGAGCGACCCCTCTGCCTATCAGCCGGGGACGCGACCCTTGCCGCAGACCACGCTGCAATTCGCGGGGCATGCGGCGGAAAATGTCGTGTCGGGTTTGAGCGGGCGCAGCCCGTATATGTTGGGCATCGTTGTCTTGAATGTTTTGGGCATCGCTGCCGCGATCTATTTTTTGAATATTTTGATTACGGGTCAGCAGAAACACCTCGCTGCATTGCTTGATGTGCAGGAGAAGCAGCAGACCGAGATCGTGACGCTGCACAAGCAGGAGTTCGATGCGCTGTTGAACATGATTCCGCGCGGTAGCGATGCACCGGCCGCCGTGCAACTGCCGCCGCCGGTCGCGCCGATTGACCGCCCACTCACGCCGCCGCCAGCAGGGAGGCGATAGCCATGCAAGCCATGATCTACGTCGTCATCATCGCCGTTCC